CAGGTCGTCTGATGAACCGCGGCGAACTCCGAACAGAAATCAAAGACCGCCTCGCCATCCCCAGCGCAGGTGACGCCCTGATTACTGACTCGTATGTGAATTCGTCAATCAACAACGCGCTCAGCCGTATCTCTGCCGAGCGTGACTGGTGGTGGCTGTCAGGAACCAGCACCCCCGTCTTCTCCACCACCACTGGCTTCGCCACCCTGCCATCCGACTTCATGCGAGCACAACAGCTCGTCATCAACGGAGCCGTCGCCCAAGCAGTACCGTTCGAGACTTACCTCGACGCCGATTCCAGCGATGTCGGCAACGCTTGGGTGATCTACGGCAACAACATCGCTCTCTGGCCCATCCCCTCCACCTCACCGACGGCCACGTTCTACTACTTCCGCAACGAGCCGACCCTGTCAACCGACGGCGCAACGCCGCTCATGCCTGCGGTCTACCACTACAGCATCTGCGCCTACGCCGCCTACCTCTGCGCTGCTCGACGCCAAGACGAAACCCGTGCCTCGCTGTACCTGCAGGAATACGGCAACTGGCTCAAGACGATGAACGACGACAACCGGACGACAATCCAGAAGCGAATCAAGTTCAACCGCACCACCGACTACGCCGTCTGGGAATAGCCAATGGGCACATTCCAAATCACCTACGACGACTTCTCCGGCGGCCATTACATGGGCAACCGGTCAGCCGAACTTCCACGAAACACGTGGTACGGCACAAACGCCACCCTCAATGGGAAAGGCGAACTAATCCCTGGTGGCGCCGGATACGTCGGCCAATCAAACATTCAACACGCAGGCGATTTCTACTCCGCAAGTAGCGGAATCTTCTATGGTTTCAACTATTACAGCGACTCCTATTTTGTTGTAACAGAGGCGACGACAGTCGCGTCGGTAACAACCCAATACAGCCGCATGGTTCGCGTTGATGGTGGTTACGGCGGAGCAACAACGATTTCTACAACCGCGCTTACAGGCGTAGTAAATGGTAATTGCACGACGACGAACGACTTCTCCACAACGGGCCAAATGACGTTGTACTACGTCAACAACACAAACGCAGACATTCGCAAGTGCACACTCCCCATTTGGGGAACACCGACTGACTCGCTTGTATCTGGCATTTTCCCCGTATTTTCGGTCGACAGTATTGTCGACTACAAATCACGGCTAGTTGTCTGGTCACAAAACACAGGATCGACGGAGAACAACCGTTTCTATTATTCGGACAATACGAAGACCACATTCAGCCTGACTAACTATTACGAACTGCCAGGCGCAATTCAGACCATCATCCCTCGAGCCAATGACATGGTCGTAGTTACTGGTGTTGGCGTTTACAGCGTCACAGGCGTTCTCGGTGAATCGGTCAACATCCAACTTATTGCGCCAGCCAACGAACTCCTCGATGGAATGAGGAACGCCAAAGCGTCAGGACGCTCAATTATCTTTCTCGCTGAAGACAAACTTGAATACCCCCAAGACACCCGCATCTACCAACTGCTCGGAGCGTCATCAGCAGAAATTGCTCGAATTGACGTACAGGACTACGCCTTGTCATACGCAGACGAAAGTTGTTTCAACCTGTTGCGCGGCGGCGACATTGCGGTCTGGCTATCCAACGGCGCGTTCTACGTCCAAAAAGCAGGCGGCCCGTTCGTCAGAATGGTCGTCAGCCGACCGAACTTCCTGACCCAACCACAGGCATACATTGCCGAACCGATTGACGCATTCGCAGGCATTACCAACCAGGGCAGATCAACAGCAGCATGTTTCGATGCCGACGGAAACATCGAAATCTACCAATTCGGCTACGCCGAGGCATACCCATCGCCAACTTTCACTACAACACTTTCCACGACGCCAACGTCAGCAAGTGTCCAGTTATCCGAGTATTGGCATAGCAAACCAATGACCGTGCGCGACCTAATGGTTGAGGCCGTCTACGACACAACAGCCATTACCGGGCTGTCCAGCAACGCGTCAGTTGCGGCCCGCATCGTCCCAACAGGAGCCATTGACTACAGCGTCACCCAAACACCGACGCTGACATCGAGCACCCAGACATACACAACAACGCTGTCATCGGTCACAGCAAACAGCGCCCGAGTCCTGCACCGGTTCCGAGTAGATGACGCCATCAAGGCATACGGTTTTTACCCTGTCATCACATTTCAGGGATGTCGAATCCGCCGAGTGATCGCCATCGGTGAAGACTGATGGCAATTTTTCAATACACGTTCCGCGGCGCCGACATGGATGACCTGCCCCCTAAACCACGCGACCTGATCGAAAACCGCGACCAAGAATTGGAGTTGTACCTAAACAACCTCCCAGCCCCTACCGCCGCCCCCACCGGCGCAATGACCGCATTTGCTGGTTCCGCAGCTCCAAGCGGATGGCTTCTCTGCGACGGCAGTTCTGTATCGACGGCAACCTACGCCACCCTATTCGCAGTCATCGGATACACATACGGCGGCTCAGGATCATCGTTCAACCTGCCAAACCTCAAAGGTCGCGTCCCCGTCGGCCGTGACACAGCACAAACAGAATTTGACTCTTTAGCCGAAACAGGCGGAGCTAAAACCGTCACCCTAAGCACCAGCGAAATGCCCAACCACGACCACTATGGGCAGACGCTGGCAACAACCCATACCCACACCGCCTCAACAAACACCACAGGAAGCCACCAACACCTAACTAGAGACTTCCCAAATGACACAAAAGTCATTGCGGCAGGAACCGACGTGTTCTACCGTGTTGGCCAAGATGCCTACACCCAGGCCGCTGGCGACCACTCCCACACTGTAACGGTCAACAACGAAAGTGCCCACGTCCACGCAATTTACTCCGAAGGTGGAGGTGGAGCGCATAACAACCTCCAGCCCTACCTGGTGGTAAATTGGATCATCAAGAGCTGAAAGGAGGCCGGACATGACAATCCCCCCGTCACTAGCCCAGCCGTCCATCGTCCAGGCTCCCCTTGAGGAACTCGACCCGAACGCGATCAACAAGTCGATCATCGACGCCAAAGGCGACCTGGTCACCGGCACCGCCAACGACACCCCTGCCCGCCTGGCAGTAGGCACCGACGGCCAAGTCCTCCTGGCTGACTCCAGCACCGCCACCGGCCTCCGCTGGGGAGCAGACCCCACAGCCGCCACCGTCGACGCCAAAGGCGACATCCTGGTTGGCACAGCCCCAGACACCGTCGGCCGACTCCCAGTAGGCACAAACGGCCAGGTCCTCGTCGCAGACTCATCCACAGGTACCGGCCTTGCGTGGTCATCCGAAGCCGACCCGACCGCCATCCAGAAAGCCATTGTCGATGCCAAGGGCGACCTGATCGCAGCCACGGCAGCTGACACCCCAGCCAGGCTCCCCATCGGTACCGACGGCCAGTATCTGGTCGCCAACTCGGGCGCATCCACCGGAATGGCCTGGACTACACCCAACATCGCCCTCGGAACCGAAACCACCGGGAACTATGTCGCAGGTATTACGGGAGGCACAGGCGTCACCGTCACCGGCTCCGGTTCCGAGGGTGCCACCCCGACAGTCGCTATCGGCCAGGATGTGGGCACCGGCTCGAGCGTCGCCTTCGGCGGCCTCAATGTGGACACAGGCACACTGTATGTAGACGCAAGCAACAACCGCGTCGGCGTCAACAACCTGACCCCCGCCTACAGCCTTGATGTCACCGGCGACGGCCATTTCACCAGCAACCTGACAGTCGACGGCACCCTCTACGCCAACCACATCCACGGCGACCTGGCTGGTCTCGTCTACTTCCACGTCAAAAACACGACCGCCTCAACCATCCCGAACGGCACCCCGGTCTACATCACCGGCACCGTCGGCTCCACCCAAGTCTGCGAAATCGCCCCCGCAGACGCATCAAACACCGCCAAAATGCCTGCAATCGGCATCACCGACGGCGACATTATCGCTGGAGCCAACGGCCACGCCGTCATCGTTGGCGACCTCGACTCCCAGAACACGAACGCCTACAGCATCAACCAGCCCCTGTACGTCGCCTCGGGCGGAGGATTGACAGGCACCCGCCCAAGTGGCGCATCCGATGTCATCCAGATCGTCGGCCATGTCAGCCGCGTCAACACCAACACCGGCGGCATCGTCGTCGCCTGCGGCCCGTCAGCCACCACCCCAAACAGCATCAGCGTCACAGGCAACATTGCGACCACCGCAGGACAATTCACTGGTTCTGGAGCTGGGCTTACCAGCCTGAACGCCTCCAACCTGTCTACAGGCACTATCCCGTCGGGCGTCATCGGCAATGACTCGATTGCCCTTGGCACCAAGACAACCGGCGACTACGTCCAGACAGTTTCCGCTGGCACGGGCGTCACCGTCACGGGAGGCACCGGCGAAGGATCAACGCCGACCATTGCCATCGGCCAAGCCGTCGCCACAACCGACAGCCCCCAATTTGCGGCCATTACGACGACCGGAACCGCCAACCTGAACGCGGCCAGCGTCACCACCTCCGTGTCGGCCAACAGCCTGTCAGCCACCACGTCAATCAGCGGCGCATCACTCACCATTGACGGCATCGAAATTGACACAACCGGGGCCACCAGCAACCAGGTCCTCACCTACAACGGCACCAAGTTCGCACCCGCAACCCCGTCAAGCGGTGGCATCCCCGCAACAATCCTTGACGCCAAGGGCGACATCATCGTCGCAACCGCCGCCGACACGGCAGGCATCCTCTCGGTCGGATCAACAGGCCAAATCCTGACGGTTGACTCAACCACAGCAACCGGCCTCAAATGGGCAACAAACACAGGTATCAACACCGGCAAAGCCATCGCAATGGCGCTCGTCTTCGGATAAGGAACAACAATGGCCGCACCCAACATCGTCAACGCCACAGCGATCTACGGCAAAACAGCCCTCGTTCGACTAACTAACAGCACCGCGACAAGCGTTCTTGCCAACAGCGCCGCATCAGGCAAAGTGCTCAAGCTCGCAGGCGTACTCGCAGCCAACACCGAAGGCGCAACCGTCAACGTCGCATTCGACCTGTACATCGCCCGTTCAAGCGTCGACTACTACCTCGCTAAAGCCATCACCATCCCCGCGCTGGCCGCCTACGAAGCCTTCCTCAAGGACTCGACACCGATCTACCTCGAAGAAGGCGACACCCTTTGGGCTAAGTCAGGTAACAGCAACGGATACATCCACGTCATGGTGGCGTACGAAGAAATCTCGTAGCCATGCCCGAAACAACGTCGGGATTATGGGACCCAGGCGACGTGTTGCGTCGCATAGCGCAAAACACCTGGGTAAGCGCTACGCCAGAGTTTTCGTTGACCTGGACACCCGGCCCTGCCGGTACGCCGTTCACTACTGGTTCTTACACGGGCGTTGACTTCACGGCGTCCGCGACGGTGACCATTACTGGTGGCGGCAGAGACGTTGAGTATGTCGTTGTTGGCGGCGGTGGTGGTGGAGGGCCTGCTAACGGCACGACTGAAAGTACATACGGCGGTACGGCTGGCGGTGGAGCAGGCGGGTATCGGTCTGGAACACTAACTGCATTGTCTTCTGGCCCGTACACGGTGACAGTTGGTGGTGGAGGGTCTAGTTCGGTTTTTGGTCCAATCACCTCGGCGGCTGGTGGCGCAGGCGCATGGAGACCCATTTCGCTTGATTTGAGCGGTTCGCCGGGCGGTTCTGGTGGTGGCGGCGCAGGTGGCGGAGGTTCATCCGGTCCAGTACCAACGGTTGGTGGTTCCGGCGGCACAGGAAACACACCTCCTGTTTCGCCACCACAAGGCACTAACGGCGGAACAGGTGATGGAGGATCAAACGGCCCCATTCCAGGTGGCGGCGGAGTACGAGGGGCCGGTGCCGGTGGCGGCGGTTCTAGTACTGGCGGTTCTAACGGCAATCCTTCTTCTGCCACACCTCCTAGTCAAGGTGGTGCCGGTGGTTCGGGGACTACCACCCTAATCAAGGGGCCAGGAAGCCCGCTAACGCTTGCCGGTGGTGGAGGCGGTGCTGGTGGCTCTAGTGGTCCCATCGGGCTTCGTGGTCCTGGTCCAGGCGGACCTGGAGGTGGTGGACCTGGTGCCGGACGCACAACGCCCCAACCCGTGGCACCGGGTTCTTGGTGGGGTGGTACTAGCGGCACGGCCAATACTGGTGGCGGCGGCGGCGGCGGTGGATCAAATGGTGGTTCTGGTCGAGTGATTATCAGGTGGTTGACATGACAACCGTAGGTAGATGGTCCCCTAACAAGGTACGAAAGCGTGTCCTCGACGGCACCTGGGCTGCGGCAACAGTTCCATTATCAGTTTCATTCTCCCCTGCTCCTGCGGCATCTCCGTTCACGACTGGTTCGTACACCGGTTACACCATCACGGCTTCGACCACGATGACAGCTACGGGCGGTGCGCCAGCAACCATAGATGTATTTGTTGTTGCCGGTGGCGGTTCTGGCGGTGGTTCATCAAATGGAGCGGGTGGCGGTGGAGGTGGAGGTGGGGTAACCACCACGACATTGGCGGTAACACCAACACCCATTTCCTTTACAATCGGTGCTGGCGGAACGTACGGACCGGCATACAGCGCACCCGGATACAACGGTTCTTCGTCCTCTGTTGGCCCAACGATTACGACTACAGGAGGTGGCCACGGCGGTTTCGGTGCTGGATTTCCAGCCCCTTATCCCCGTGCGGGTAATCCCGGTGGTTCAGGAGGTGGAGGAAAAGCCGCAAGTAGCGGAGGAACAGGAACCCCCGGACAGGGCAATGCGGGCGGAAACGGTGGAAGCAATGGAGGTCCCGACCCTGTTGGGCCTTACGGTGGCGGCGGTGGCGGTGGCGGAGCAGGCGGTGCTGGAGCCAACGGTACTGCGGCTTCTGGTCCTGTTCATGGCTCAGGCGGTGCTGGTGGCGCTGGTACACCAAATAGTTACACGGGAACACCGATTCTCTACGGAGGTGGTGCGGGCGGGTATTCCTACAGCGCGGGGCAGGGTGGCTCTCCTGGACCCGGAGGTGGTGGTCAAGGTGGAAGCCCAACACAAACTGCTACCGCAGGAACCGCTAATCGTGGCGGCGGAGGTGCCGACGGCTCAAACGGCGGTTCTGGTGTCGTCATTATCAGGTGGCTAACCTAAGGAGACTCTATGGCACACTTCGCAGAACTTGACAACAACAACATCGTCCAACGCGTCATTGTCGTATCCAACGCCGACATGGTCGACTCAGCTGGCGTTGAACACGAAGCCCTCGGGATCGCTGTCTGCCTACAGGTATGTGGCGGGGGCACATGGGTTCAAACGTCGTACAACAACAACTTCCGCAAGAAGTACGCTGGTATCGGCGACAAATACGACGCGGCCGCCGACGTGTTCTACAACCCGACCGCACCGTTCCCGTCATGGTCGCTTGACGCAAACTTCGATTGGCAGGCACCAACCCCAATGCCAACCGAAGGTGGCCCGTATTGGTGGGACGAAGACACTCTGTCATGGGTCGCAGAGACGGCTGAATAATGGCATCCGGTGGCCCCCCGTACTATGGCCGTTGGCCTGTTGGTTCCGTGTATGAGGCACGCCTCGACGGCACCTGGGTAAGCGCTACGCCTGAACAGGTGACCATTTCAGCCACCCCTGGACCATCAGCAACAGTTTCAACGTATTCGGGTTACATCGTGTTCAAGTTCACGGCGTCAGGCACGTTAAATGTTGGTGCCGGTGCGCCTGGTACTGCTGACGTTTTTGTTGTAGCGGGTGGATCGTCGGGGTCTCCAGGCAATTACAATTTGACAGGTGGTGCTGGCGGTGATGGCGGCTCTCGAAACGCCACACCAGCAACATCAATTACTGCTGGGAGTCCTATCCCCGTTGTTGTTGGTGGGTCCGCAACTGCGTCATCGTTTGGTCCTCTTTCTAGTACACCTGGAACTTCGGGCGGTTCAGGTGGTGCGGGCGGCAACCCCGCCGGGACACCTACAGGTGGAACTGGTGGAAATGGACCAACAAATAACTACGAAACTGGATCGTCTGCTAATTACGGTGGCGGCGGTGGTGGTGGACATGGTTACGCTTCACCCGGTACTGGCTCTGCGGGCGGCGCAAGTGGTGGAGGCACAGGCGGCATAGGCGGTTATTTTAGCGGATCAATGATCCCCGCTACCCCGGGAACGGCGGGTACCGCAAACACCGGTGGTGGCGGCGGCGGCGGTGGTGGGGGACAAAACAACCCCTTTTTCGGGACTGCGGTCGTGGGAAATGGTGGTTCAGGAGGATCAGGGGTAGTTATCGCGCGGTTCCCCGACACGCAGTTCAAAACCTAAACATCAAGAAGGGCAAATGAAATACACAATCAAACCTGCCGTCGTCAACAACTTGTTCGACGAACAAACATACGCAACCATTCTCCGATTCATGGATGACTGGCTACCAACAGTACGCCTCGACTCGGACCGCGCTGAACCCGACTCACCCAACAAATTCGGTCGCAGATACGGACACAACGTCGGATTCTTCGTCAACATCCATCATCAGCTCACCGACTACGCCAGCAACCTATTTGGCGAAAAAGTCAAACCGTCATACGTGTTCCTGTCGCTGTACGACAAAGGCGGCCAATGCCCACTCCACATCGACCGCCCCCAATGCCGATACACCATCGACTACCTGATCCGGCAAGAACAACCCGACCCGTGGCCTATCGCAATCGGCCCACAAATGACCGACAAACAAGTCGCCAAAATCGGCGCGTCGCACCCCCAAACACCCGACGAACGCCAAGCTGTCATCGACGCAGTTGACTGGACGGTCTGCAACCTGCAACCAAACGACGCTGTCTGCTACTCGGGCACCAACGCCTGGCATTATCGTCCAGAGCCGTCCAAAGGCACAGCCGACCTAGCATTCTTTCACTTCGTACCGGAGGGGTTCCGTGGCACGCTCGCATAAACCGACCATCAAACTTGACCTGCCCGAAAAGCCCGACCCGACTCGAGGTGGCGGAGCATGGCCGTTTCAGCTGGACACCGTCGAAAACTGGGCGTGGCGCACCGAAATCTTCACCCCCGAAGAACTTGACACCATCATCGAAATTGGCAACTCAACCGAATTGGTCAAAGCCAGCACCTACGGCCAACAGTCAGACAAAAACCGAAACTCGTATGTGACATTCCTATTTCCGAATGACATTACGAACTTCATTTTCGCCCGTCTAGCAGGGGCGATCATGGAAACCAACAACCAGTTCTTCGGATTCGACTTGACTGGCATGGAACAAGGACTCCAGTTCACCCGCTACACAGCACCCGGCCAGCATTACGACTGGCATGTCGACAAGGGATACATGACCCCAAGCCGCAAACTGTCCGTCTCCCTCCAACTGTCCGACCCGAAGGATTACAAGGGTGGCGAATTTGAGATGATGTTCGGCCGCAAACCCGAACGCATCAGCCGCCAACGTGGCATGGGAATCTTCTTCCCGTCCTACACCCTGCACCGAGTAAGACCGGTCACCCAAGGCACTCGTTATTCGCTAGTGTGTTGGGTGTCAGGGCCGCCATTCAAATGACGCACAAAGGAGGGGTCCTTGCCTGCCAACAAACCATCCCTGCTCGACAGCATCCTTGCCCACAACAAGGTTGTCAAAGGGCCACAATGCACCATCGCCACCACCCTGGCGAACCTGCCCAAAGATGACGCCGACGCCCTGATCCGAGTCCTAGCCGACCCGACCATCAGGACAACCGCCATTCGGCGTGGCCTGGCCGCCAACGGCATCAACCTTGGCGACACCACCATCGCCCGCCACCGGAAAGGCGAGTGCCTCTGTGGGTCTTGAAGACGACATTCACGCAGCCAACGACGACACCGAGAAGCTCCGCGCCCTGGTCGTCCAGGCCCGCCGGGCTAGGGCATCAGCCGAGAACGCCAACGTCCACCTGATCGCCCGCGTCGAGGAACTGGAACGGGCGCTCGAGATCGTCGACACCGCCACCACATCAGCCCTAGAACCCCCTAAATGGCTGTTAGAGCCACGATCCGGCAGGAAGAAGCACGCAACCCTGGTCCTGCTCCTATCGGACACCCACTTCGACGAGGTGGTTGATCCGACCGAAGTTGGCGGGCTGAACGCCTACAACCGCCGAATTGCGGAAATCAGACTTCGGGCATGGGTGGAGAACGCCACCAAGATGGCCCGCCACTACCTGTCCGGGGTCACCTACGACGGGGTGGTGTGCATGCTGGGAGGCGACCTGTTCTCTGGCGACATTCACGAAGAACTTGCCAACACCAACGAAGCCGTCATCTTGGAAAGCTTGCTCCATTGGTCCGAGCAGGTCGCAGCCGCGCTCGAGGTGCTGGCCGGAGAGTTCGGCAAAGTCCACGTCCCCGTCGTCGTCGGCAACCACGGCCGCCAGTCCCGCAAACCACGCATGAAACAGCGAGCCAAGACTAACTATGACTGGCTACTCGGCAAAATGCTGGAAAGACATTTCCACAATGACAAGCGGTTCACGTTCCAAGTAAGCGAAAACGCTGACACCCTGATCCCCATCTACGGGTTCGGCCATCTCCTCACCCACGGCGACCAGGTGTCCGGCGGCGGTGGCATCGGCGGCATCTGGCCCCCGATCATGCGGATGCGAGCCAGAAAAGCCCAGCGTGCGATGGATGTCGGCCAGCCGTTCGACACCCTGTGGATGGGCCATTGGCACCAGTACATCTCTACCCCCTACCTGGTCATCAACGGGTCCACCAAAGGGCTGGACGAGTACGCCTGGATCAACAACTTTGGCTTCGAGGTTCCCCAGCAGGCGTTGGCTATTGTGACTCCCGAGCACAACATCACCGTCCAAGCGCCGGTGTTCTGCCAGGAACGAAAGAAGGAGAAGTGGTGAACATTGACCGGCACATCGTGGAAGCCCACGAATGCGTCCCCCCGGTCATTTCCCGTTTCTGGCCCGATGTCGTCCCGCTCCATGCCATCGTCATTATCGACGTAATCAACGAATTAGGAAAGCGAGAACTGCTCGTTATGACCGACTCAGAACAGCCGCCGTGGATGGCGTCAGGAATGCTCGGCCTCGTCAAAGCCGATGTCGACACCGACTGGTCCCATAACCCGTACGAGTATGAGAGTGAAGACGACGAGGACGAGGACGACGACGAGGACGACGACGACTATGACGACGAGTAAAGCCGGAATCAAACTCAGCAGAGCCGACACGCTCACGACCCTCAAGTTCCTCTCCCGAGCCATCCCAAAGGGGCAGCTCGAACAAGACGAACTGTACGCCGTCATCGCCAAACTCGAACGCCAACTCAAATGACTGGTAACCGCAGTACCTATCTGGTATGGTAAAAGCCATGACAGCCAAACTGATTGCCATTAGAACGGCGAGCGCATTCGTCCTTGCGGCGACCTCGACTATTCCCCTTGGCGCAGTCATGGATGTCGCCGTCTGGAAGACAGCAGTCATGGCCGGGGTGGCCGCGGTGCTGAACATCCTGCAGAAGCTTGCCAAGGCATACCGCGACGGCAAACTGACCGCAGAAGAACTACCTGGAATCTTCGAGTGAAAGGACACCTGCCGTGTCAAACATCGTCGTAGCCACAGTCCACTTCCACATCCCCGTGGACAACCTCCCGCC